AGTAGCATCTGCATTGCCAGGATTTTGACTATTGTCAACTATGGGACCGAGATATTTGTGGACATAAATTGAAAGACCTCCTACTGTATACATTTCTGAAATAGTGCGGTCTAGGAATTGATAATCGGCCGATCTGTTGGGCCTGTATAAACTTAATCTTGGCATAGTCTAGTATTTAGCGGTTAGATTGACTACGAATTCCAAACCTTGTATAATTAACTATATGGACAATATATTAGAGCGTGTAAACCTGGTGGAAAAACAAATAGCCCAGGTAAAAAGCAAGGTGGCCCACCGTGATCTTCGTCGAATGCTGGGAGCCGTAGATCACTCTATTACTTTAATGAGTCAAGAAAGTGTGGAATGCCGCCGACTTAAAAAGTCCACAATTCGCTATCAAGAGCTGGCAGAAGAAACTAACAAACTGTTAGACAATTTGGAGCAACACATTACATTTGCAGCACTTTTAGGTTGACCTTCCGTAAACTTTACTATACAATAAACATTATGGCAAAAAACGAAATTGTAATTAAAAGACTTAATCCCAAAGGGGCAGAAACAAAATATGTTGGTCATGAGCCGGAATGGAAGTTTCAGCCCACTGAAGCCAACCGGTTGTCGTCCTTTGCCAAAGCATTCCAGTGGTATGGCTACCACTATGGCAAGCGTGATGCCAAGGATATGCTGTGCCAATACCTGGAAATAAATCATCGTCCACGAGATGCAAAACTAATGCGTGGCATTCCAGACAGTCAAATTCGTATTACTCCAGCCTGGGTATGTCGTATGACCTTGATAGGGCTAGAGCTCACTGAACACGAGCAATGTATTGTTGATGAACAAATTAGTGAAATGCTCAAAAGCAAACAAGAAATTCAAAAAGCGGCAGCCACAGACGGCGAAGTAGCACAACAAAAATTAACCATTCAAGATCACCTCAGAGAAAAAGTATCAGAATGCTGTGGCGAGCTAGAAGGCATGTTTGATGACTTTATTGTGGCTGGCGCACGAATGTCAGCTGACTTCAAACCCATTGCATTATTCCGTGGCATGAACATTGCACCGCAGATGATTAATAATGTCAGTGCAGTTTGGGAATTACGCCTGGCAGAGTTTACAGAAGTACTGGCCGGAGAGGACGAGTTATTGGTCGAAGGCTATAGCCACTTGACAAAACTACAACTTAAAAACTGTGTAAAATTTTGTGAAACTGTGATCAACGATTGTGGTAGTTATGTACAACTTAAAAAGGTCGAGCGTAAACCTCGTGCCAAGAAAACAGTTAGCCCAGAACGCATGAGTTCTAAATTTAAGTATCTTAAAGAATTTGAAGAGCTTAAACTAAAATCAGAATCACCGGCCAAGTTGGTTGGAGCATCTGAAGCTTGGTTATATGACACAGCAAAAAGAAAACTCATCCATGTCATGGCCGACAGCCACATTGGTACTTTTACCGTAAAAGGTTCTACCATCATAGGATTTGATGCGCTACAGACTGTGCAAAAAACTCTAAGAAAACCCGCAGAACAAATTAAACAGGTCATGAATGGTGGCAAACCTGCAGCCCGTAAAGAATTTACTGCAATCAAATCCACAGAAGTAAAATACAATGGTCGTGGCAACGAGAACTTAATCATACTCAAGGCTTGGTAAACTAAGTAACTGATGCCACGCATCATTCCCAACAAAGTAGATTTCTATATTACCAATGTTTGTAACTACACCTGCAACAGGTGTAATCGTTTTAACAACCACGACTTCAAGGGCTGGCAACGCTGGTCCGACTATGAAGCAACATATCAGCAGTGGGGCGATCTAATAGAACTGCCCTGCGCCACTATCATGGGCGGCGAACCCTTATTAAATCCTACCGTAGTAGAATGGGTAAACGGATTAAATCGAATCTTTAACATAGATGTTCAAATACTAACCAACGGCACCAGATTTCACTATGTAGATGGCCTGTACGAAAGTATGTTGTTTAGTAGTTCAAAGAGCCATACTCAGAATCATATAGGTGTTAGCCTACACAATTATGCTGATTGGCCGCAGATGCAAGAAGATATTAGAACATTCCTTAAAGGAAACATTATAGAATTAGGAAAAGGAAAAAATTCGTGGGGCAGTGATTTTTATTTTCAGGACAGCAATGGAGTCATGATTAATGTATATCAAAGTAATAATTTTGGAGCCGCCGCAATTAAATCCAATGGCCACGGTGGACTAACCCTACACAATAGTGATCCGTCTCTGGCACATCAAAACTGCGCTTTTGCCCAATGGAAAAGTTATCATTTTATTCGCGGAAAATTATACAAGTGTGGTCCAGCTGCACTTATGCCTGAATTTGACCAGCAATTTCCATTGGATATTTCTGACCAGGATCGTGTGATATTAAACTCTTATCAGGCCTTGAGCGTGGATAATTTTGCTGTATATAACGAAGAATTTTTTCGTAATTTAGATAATCCTTTGGCGCAATGTAAATTTTGCCCGACCACATACGACGCCGAAACTATCTATCCAATACGCAAAGGGCGAATACCCAACTAAATAGTTAGTAAGGAAAACCCAATGGCCCAAGCAGAATCCACCCTAGAAACACTAAAACAAAATCTTATTGAATATTGCCGTTTACAGCTGGCCGATCAAATTGTTGATATTGAACTGGATGCTGAGCATTTTGAAGCAGCTTATCGCAATGCCATTGGCACTTATCGTCAACGGGCACAAAACGCCTATGAAGAAAGCTATACATTTATGGAACTGGTGACCAATGTTAACATTTATACACTGCCACAAGAAGTCATAACTGTTAGACAAATCTTTCGCAGAACATTTGGTGATTCAACTGGCCCGTTCGCGTCAAATTTTGATCCATTTAGTCAAGCAAGTATGAATGTGTACCTGATGAATTTTAACGTGGCTGGCGGTCTTGCCACTTACGATTTTTATTCACAATATGTAGAGTTGGCTGGTCGTATGTTTGGCGCCTACATGAATTATTCCTGGAATCCTGTGACTAAAAAATTACAGTTAATTCGTGATCCAAAAGGCACAGGAGAAAATGTATTACTTTGGACTTACAATTTAAAACCCGAAGTAAACCTATTACAAGATTTTCAAATTCAACAATGGATTCGTAATTACATGTACGGCAACTGTAAATTGATCATTGGTGAAGCCCGTGAAAAATTTGCCACAATTGCCGGACCACAATCTGGCACCAGCCTAAACGGCTCAGCCATGAAAGCCGAAGGCACGGCCATGATGCAACAATGCATTGAAGATCTTAAAAATTATGTGGATGGATCAGTGCCGATTACCTGGGTTATTGGTTAACACACGCTAGACTTTTAGTTGCACTCATGCTATACTCTTAGTATGAGTAGCTTAATGATAGACATAGAAGGGTTAGGAACAGGGCCAGATGCGACTATTCTGACCATTGCGGCCCAGAGCTTTGATCCATTTGGCACAGGCTATTATGATCGATGCTACTATGCTCGTATCACTCTAGAAAGCCAACCAGACCGTAACATACAACAAGATACCATAGACTGGTGGGCAACTCAACCCTTAGCCCAAGCCGAAGCATTCATGGAAGACAATCGTATTCCTTTAGATCAAGCCTTGGATAGTCTTTATAAGCTGGCCTGGCAACACAAGTTTATCTGGGCCAACGGAATATGCTATGACATGAATATTCTTGAGCATGCTTACAAAAGTTATGGCAAAGCATTGCCATGGCAGTTTTACAATGTGCGTGATGCTCGTACCGTATATTCTCTGTGGCCCGACTGTCCTCGCCCGCCTACATCACATCATGCCCTCGAAGACTGCCGTCGTCAAATTGACATGCTTCAAGCAACACTAAAACACCTAAATGTAAAGGTACTTAAATGATTATTGCAATTTGTGGATTGATTGGAAGCGGAAAAGATACCATTGCTGACTACTTGCAAAATATACACCAATTTAGACGAGAATCATTTGCTCATACATTAAAAGATGCTGTGGCCGCGGTATTTGGATGGGATAGAGAATTGTTAGAAGGCCGCACACGTGAAAGTAGAGAGTGGCGTGAAACGGTGGACACATGGTGGGCCACCCGCTTGGATATGCCCAATTTAACGCCTAGATGGGTGCTGCAGTATTGGGGAACAGAAGTGGCCCGCAAAGGCTTTCACGATGATTTATGGATTGCCAGCCTTGAGAATAAGTTACGCAATACCCATGATGATATTGTGATCAGTGACTGTCGCTTTCCTAATGAAATTCGAGCAGTTAAAGCTGCTGGCGGTGTTGTAATTAGAGTTACTCGTGGTTCAGAACCTGAGTGGTACCAGCTGGCAGAAATAGTAAACTGTGGGCCCACACAAAATACACAGTGGCAATTATGTAAAACCCGCTTGGAAGAGTACAAAATACATGCTTCTGAAACTGCCTGGATTGGCACTAAATTTGACCATGTGGTGGATAACAATGCCGACGGCTTAGATTCCTTGTACACTCAGATCAAAAATCTGGTTGCAAATCTCCTGGTCGCCAAGGAAGATCTGCCCGTTTAATATCTACTGCACAATTTAAGCAAATAGTTTTTAAATTGCGTAAATTTGAATTAGCTAGATTTCCGTCAACATGAAACACTAACAGTTGTGCGGCATACTTGCTTCTAAAGCCACACCGATCACATGTGGTTTTTTTCTTATAGCCGGCAGTTTCCCATCTGGGAGTTGGCGGCCTAATCTTTCGATTTTTACTGATACAAATACTACATTTACTTCGATAGTGGGTAACATCATCTCGGGTGTAGTTTATTGCGGCTGAACGTTGGTTACAAGCGGTACAAGTGGGTCTGATCATACTTCTACTTATGAAAACCTTTGCCAAAGGCTGTCAATAACCCGCTATTTTGCGCATGCCTCATAAATATTCATATTAGAAAAAGGATTAGACCATGGCATTAGTATCCCCAGGCGTAGAAGTTACAATCATTGACCAAAGTCAATATATTCCAGCCGCTACCAATAGCGTTCCTTACATTTTGTTGGCCACAGCGTCAAACAAAATTTCCGGCGCCGGTGTAGGAATTGCCGCAGGTACCCTGCAGGTAAATGCTAACAAAGTATATTTGATCACCAGCCAACGAGATTTAGCTGCCACATACGGTGTTCCGTTCTTTTATCAAACAACCACAGGCACACCAATCAACGGCTATGAACTCAACGAATATGGCTTATTAGCTGCTTACAGCGCCTTGGGCATCAGTAATCGTTGTTATGTACAGCGTGTAGACATTGATCTTGCTGAACTTACTGCAACTTTAGTACGCCCAACTGGTAATCCTGCCAACAACACATACTGGTTAGATACCGCCACTTCGCACTGGGGGGTCTTCCAATACAATCAAACAACCAATGCATTTACCAATCAAATTCCAATTGTAATAACCAACACTGTCAACTTAGAAAATAACAGTACAGTGCCATTACAAACCATTGGTAGTATTGGTGATTATGCTGTTACAGCAACTAGCATTTACAATCCAATTTATTTCAAGCGCGGTGGGCCAACCGCTGACCAAACAACAGCAACAGCTCTAAGTAGTTTATATAATACTTGGGTTGAAGTTGGCAGTGATGAATGGAAAACTGCCTGGGCAACAATACAAGGCACCCTGGCCCCTACTACTTTAACCGCTGGCAATACTGTTATAATCAACGGAACCACAGTAGCAGTTCCAGCCGCCACCAATAATACAGTCACAGGACTGGCCGCTGCAATTAACTCTGCTGCAATTACCGGTGTTTACGCTGCCAACATTGGTGGAAAATTAAATTTATA